TATAGTGATAAAAATAAAAATGCGTAACTCATTTAGTGATAAGAAAAATAGATAGTAACAAATTTAGTTTAACCATCCTAAAGGTGACAACTTTTTCACGTATAAGACATCCTGAAATAATCTTTCATACCTTAAATCAACTTTTTATAATTGCAAATATACGGAAAATAGAATAAATATGCAAGAAACATTCAGTTAAAAACGCATAAATATACAAAAGAGGGTGCAGATATAGATCCGCACCCCCGATTATTACTTCATCTTCAACGATTTTGTTCCGTTAAGAACTCTGTTGAAGTTGTCGTTATACTCAACGAATATACTTTCAATCCTCTCAGCAGCATCGGCATTACGTAACGTATTTCGAGCAATCGCATTAAGCTGCGTCAGCTGGGACTTCGCAATCTCGTTCATCTCTGGTATAAACTTGGCCTGTGATTCTCGAACCATCGCCAAATCAGCGCGCATGCTGTTACAGTAGGATACAAGTATATCAGCGGTTTCCTCCGTAATACCCTTGACAGAGTTCCTTGACGACGAACTACTGTTGTCAGACCAACCGTAGCTTTTCTTAAAGAAATCTCTCGTTGCTTCAATCTGCTTTGAAACGTTCTCTACATCGGACTTTATCTCTGCGTTCTCCTCTGGAGTGTATGGCCCCATATACTTTCCATCCACAATCCAATCGGCAGACTCCTTTGAATCTCCATATTTCTTGGCCTTCGCTAATATAGCCTTTATCTTGTCTCCGTACAAATCCTCAATCATGGAATTCAAGATAGTCTTCTTCAGATTATCCTCGAAATGATCAACGAGATTGTCTGACGAGTTAGCCATAGTTGACATTGCGTCGCCCCAGGAAGATACCAGGTCGGAGAACTTGTTACCGGTAAGCTTCTCTGTCACCGCCTCAATCATATCGTCAGCCTTCTCGCCATACTGAATGAGCTTTTCCAGGTAATCTCTGAAATCTGAGTCCATGTTAGCCCAAAGACCTGTGTAATCCTTCTTAATCTTCGACAATGTATCAGCGTTCATGTTAAGCATGTCTTCCATTCCGTTGAACTGGACTCCGTACTTTGAAGAAATTTCACCGGCAACATCTCGCCAATTCTGACCATTGTAGCCGTACGAACCCTTCCACATTCGATACCAGATGGAGTGGGAGCCAGCTGACGAACCAGAGTTGAGTCTCTTCTGGGCTATAACCTTAGTCTGCTCAATCTCGGCTTTGAGCATTTCCTGAGCTTCCTTGGATGCCTCTGTAGCCTCAGTACCCCAATGGATATTCATGTACTCAGTCTTCTTGGAGATGAGAGAATCCCAAATAGAGGACAGGTTGTCGTACTCAGCCTTCGCCTTGTTGTAGCTACTGTAGTCTGCACCGAAAGCCTTGATGAGCGAGCTTCCCACACTCAGGGCTGCTGCCGCTGCCGCTCCGTAAGGACCTGCTCCTTCGAGAAATTCAAAACCCTTCATTTTGCTTAGAGTACCAATGGCTCCAGCCGTACTTGCCGCCGAAGATAATGCGCCTGATGCTCCACCTGCAATCTGGCCGAGGATAGAATCCTGCTCTCCAAGAGCCTCAAACAGGTTAATGACTGGATCCATGATGTTTGACAAAGCCTGCATCTTTCCCGATAGAGAAGTAATAGCCTTTGAGGAATCATTGTATGCTCCCTTCTTGCTATTCTCTAAGTCTGCATTGCTATACCATTTACCCGATACCAGTCCCGTTTTCTTTGCCTGAGCATCTGAGATATTGATTCCGGAAGCACCAACCTTTCTGTTACTCCTAAGTATCTCTCCGATTGCATTTCCTCTACGAACGCCTCCAAATATAGACGGGAGTGGATTTCTGTCAATCTGTTCATCTCTCAGCTTATCCAATGCGTCACGCAACTGCTTAACAACTTCTACCGAAAGTCCTGTAGTCCGAGAAAACTCATCGATATTGTTAATCATCGTGTTGATTGTAGCGGAAGACACCCTGTCAAGGTCATCAAAGATAGTAACCCAATCAGACTCCTGCTTGAACTGCTCAAACTGGAGCTTTGCCACATTCTCGTTGTGAACCTTTGCGGCTCCGGCCTGAGCTCTCTCTCTCATCTTTGGGTCTTTGATTCCCTTGATGAGTTCGAGCTGCCTCTCGTATTTGCGGTTTTCATCTTCAATCTGCTGAGAGATGGTAGCATTCTTCTCAATCAGGTTAGCCATCAGGTCGATAGTCTCCTTCTTGATTTTGTTGTTCTCATCTTCCAGCTTCTTGCGAATATCATAAACACGAGACTCTTCCCCATACCTATCCTTGACATTTTCAAGACTCATTCCCTTAACCTCGTCCGTAGTCAAGTTAAGGCCTGACTGAATATTGTCGTGCTTTACGGCAACATCGAGCTGCTCTTCCAGGAATCTCTTATATGTGTCAAACTGAACAGTTCCTCCGAAAGCTATGTTTTCTGAACCATTCTTGTTTCCTGTCAGCTCGTATATCTTCTTGTATGTCTCATACTGCTCAGATATAACATCAAGTTGCTTATTGAGTGTATTCAGTTCGTCTCTACGCTGGTCTTCGAGAAGCTTTCTATTCTCAGACTGAATGCTTGCAATCTCGCTATCCTTGAAGTCTTTCCTGTCCTTTGTACTCGAAGGGAGAGTTCCGAGAATCTGTTTAATAGAGGTCTCGTAGTTCGTGTAGTCAGAGATTGGAAAGCCCTTCTTGTTTTTAAAGATAGACTCGAACTCTCCGTCGTTAGCAAGCTGACCGAGAGCACCTTCACCGAAAAGTTCCTTGTAATTCTTGATTTCAGCATACATCTTTTTGTAAAGAGATATGCGGGTTCTCAAGTCTTTTAGCTGTTCGTCCTCCTTACTGCCACCGCTTTTACCTGGTTTGTATGGCTTGTTGCTCTTGTTGTAAGTTGGCACAAACTTAATACCAAGAATTTCTTCGGTCAATGCTTTCTGGTCAAGATAAGCCTTCATGGTCTTATCTTTATATGCTTTGTCGTACTTGCCGACCTTCGCAGCTTCAGCAGTCTCCCATAACTTCTGTAGCTTTTGATATGCCGCATCGTTCAAATCCTTTCCTGTTGAGTTTTTGCCTGATCCACCCAAAGATTTAATAAAAGCACTGAACTTCTTGTCTTTCTTGCTACTTCCTGTCCTTTGAGGTGCAGGAATATATTGGTCGTAAAGACTTTGCTCGGCTTCAGTAAACTTCGGGAAAGAGTCTGACGTATAAATAAGCCTGATGACAGCTTGGAAATTTGAGGCGTTTAGCATGCCTTGTAGCTCGTTGGCGAAACGAGGGTACTCTGCCTTCATTTGCTCAATGCAACCTTTCGCAATCTCCTTCACTTTATTCTTGCTTGCCTCATCAAGCTCTCTACCGGAACGGATTGCATTTGCAGCTTCAGGCATAGAATCCGCTACGGATTTTGCCAACTTCTGACCGAGTTCTACTTTTAATGCGCCATTCAGCAATCCGAGATTCTTGTAGATGGAAAGGCGCAGGTCCTTCATTTGCTCTTCCGGTATGCTCAATCCCGAAACAAAAGAGTCGATGGTCTGCTTTTGCATGGATTCGATTTCTGCCTTTGGAGCTTTGATGCCTTTGTACATCTCTGATATTTTTTCAGAGATTTTTCTTGAAGCAGAATCTAACTGCTGCATTGAGTTATTCACCCAACGTTCAAGATTCTTCTTGTCGAGAAAGTTGTTTTCGTCAGATTCCGTCTTGTCTGGAACAAATGATATGAGCTTATCTTTCGCCTGAGAATATTGCTCAACCTTTCTTCTCGCAGAATCGAACAAGTCTTGCAAGTCAGAATAATTATCTCTATTAGCCAATTTGCTTTGCACGACATTATTAGCCTCCTGCATGAGCTTCAACTGCTCTTCGAGGTATTTCAATCGGTCTTCATGCGACTTCCTCTCATTGGCACTCATGATGAACAGATCCGCCTCATACGGAGATAATTCTTTCAGCTTCTCCTCATAATCATTGATTGCATTGTCTATCTCCTTGGAGTCACCTCTTGAGATGATAGATTTAGCATCATTTCGACTACGAAACTCGTTCATCTGCTTTTGCCTGTCGACAAGTTCATCATTCGTCTGTTTGATGGCGTTTGTCAACTCAGCATAGTCGCCCCATAGTTTCGCAACCAGCATCGTTACGCCAGTTACGATTAGACCAGGCAAACCGCCAATAGCTGCCCACATACTGCTTGCGGCTGTAGCAATCCCATTAAGTGCCAGTTTAGCAGCTACGCCGACATGCGTCCAACTCAATCCGTAAGTAAAGGTCTTTGTATTCAGTGCATCAGTAGCTCCTTGCTGGCGAAGTAATGCAGCATATACTTGATACTGCTTGGTAGATATTTTTCCGGTGACGAGAAGTCTCTGTAAATCGGTCTTATTGATAGCCTTGTTTGCTATAAGATTCCTGAGGTCAACACCAGTGATTCTATTCTTTGTTGCAAGAATATTTCTTTCCACACTATTGAGTTGCTTACCTTCTGCTATCTTAGCGGATGCATCAACGGCAAGCTTGCCCTTTGTCGAAAGGTATGCGCTACCGGCATTTCCACCCATCATCCGTGACAGCTTTGTGAGCGCATATCCGCTAAACGCAGCAGTAACCACTGGCGCAAGTGTATGGAGTGCCTGAACCAGAGCTGTAGCTCCATCCAATGCCGTCTTGAAGAACCCGCCAACAACGCTGTTCCCGCTCGCAAATTCTGACAGCATAATCTCCCAGGCATCCTTCAACTTATTGTAACGACCAAGAAGCGTCTCGCTCAATGTCTGCTGCATATTGTAGAATTGGCCACCTGCATCTGTCATCTGCCAGAAGATATTCTTAACATCATCGAAGCTTACCTCTCTACTTGAAATACGAGTCTTAATCTCAGATGTAGAAACCTTCCTGCCTTCCTGTTCTGAATAATACTTAGACAACTTGTCCAGCAAAGGAATGCCGGCATAAGCAATCTGTCGAAGCTCCTTGCCATCAAGCCAGCCACGAGCCTGTACCTGTCCAAACGCTAATGCAATACGGTCGAAGCTGACACCGAGACCAGAAGACATATCCGCAAGTCTCTTGGTTGTGTCATAGAGCTGGTCGTATTCAACTCCATAAGCAGCCAACTGCTTAACGTCTCGATTCAACTCAGAGAACGTAAATGGCGAATTAAGAGCGAGTTCCTTTGTTTGGTTAAACATAGTGTTCGCATTCTGGACATCACCAAGGATGGACTGAAGAGCGATGTGCTGCTTCTCAATCTCGCCACCAGTAGTAATGATGCTCATAGCAAACTGCTGTGCTCCGAACAAAAGACCTCCCTGCAAGAAGAGCGACTTCAAGTCCTGTATGGTAGAGTTCAGTTTCCCGGCATGGCTGTTAGCCTTCTCGAAGCCACGAACCAAATCAGACTGAATCCTTGCGCCTGTTTGCGCTATTTCCTGCTGACGCTTCTGTTCAAGACGAATACCTTCTCTGACTTCTTTGTTGACTCTCCCGGCAAGAGTTACAGAACGGGAATCGGAGCCAAGAACACCTTTCGCGTCACCTATGCCAGTCTGCATGATGGTTCTAAGTTCCTTTAGCGCAGCGAGCGTAGATTCAATCTGCGAGTCAATCTTTGAAGTGTCAACTCCAGCTATATTAGCAGCAGCTCTTGTGTTACGCAATTCATTAAGAACATCAAACAGGCGAACGTATCTTTTTCTAGCCTCTTCCGCATTGGCCATAAAGTCCCTCAGTTCCTTTGTTATTACAGAAAAACCATTTCTGTTCTGGAAGTCCTTCAGCCAATCAAGCCCCATATTCCTGCCTGCATGGTTATTGGCAAGCAGAGTTTGTTGAACGGAATGCAACTTCTTTAAGTCATCGACGAGGTGAGAAGGGAATACCATATTCTTGTTCGCAGTCGCATTCAAGAAAGGTGTCATTCCCTTGCTAAGTGTGTCAATCTGCTGTAAAATATCCCTTACCTTTGCGTAGTAGGCAGTCTCTCCATTATCAAGTTTCTTTTGATTCTCTATCGCCGCATCTGCTTTCTTTTTTGCGTCTTCACGGGCTTTTTCAACTTCTTTTATGGAGTTTTTGACTTCTTTTGCATATTCCTTAGCATCGTCAATAGCCTTCTTGTATTCAGAAGAACTTGTTATATCTCTCGCTGTCTTTCCGGTTATAGGATGAAAGCCTCCATTATTCTTAATTTGTTCAAGAATACTCTGATATGATAGTAATTCAGATATAGACTTTTTTATATTTGTAGTACCATCAACGCCAAGAACGCTCAACCCCTTGCCGTTTAAAACGGCAAGTTCTTTCAGCGAGCGAGATAATCTATCGTATGCAATAGATGCGTCATTTGTGCTCTTTCTGGACTCGTTTAAAAATCTATTGTACTCTCTCTCCTGCGCAATGACCTTCCCTTTCTCTCTACCGTAAGCCTGCGTCGCAGATGTCGCCTTCACCATTTCTACAGCAACATCGGAAAGAAGGTTCTTCATCTGCGCAGCATCGGTGAGGATTGATTTGTTACCGGATGCAGCCTGTAATCTGGCAAGAATCTTATCAAGCTCAGTGATACTTCCACCAAGCATGTTGGTATTATAGCCCTTTAACGCACCCTCTGCCATGAGGTCTCGCATTTTGGCAAGCTTTTCAGTTACTCTTGATATATCAGCCTCAACCTTTGCAGCTCCGCCAGAAAATGCTTCTTTTTTGAATTGATCTGTAATCTGCTTTACATCACGGAACGTCATTTGGAGAACCTTAGCATAGTCTTGCAAAACGTTTGCATAGTCTACGCCGCCACCTCCGCCGCCCTGTGCTTTATTCTGTAATCTGAAAAGCTGATTATTGATATTTTCAAGCATCAGCTCGGCTTCCCTAAGTTTCGAGGTATCAACATTAGGATTCAGTGAGCGCAGCTCTGAAATCTTACTGCGCTCTATATTTATTCTTTGAAGCATATCGAGATAGGAGAGAGCGTTTTTTACCGCCATCTGCAAATCTTTAGCCTCATTGCTTTTATCGTTTTTCTTGAGTTTGGAAATCCTTCTGTTTATCTCATTGAGAACATCTGCAAACTCTTTTGCTTTTTCAGCTTGCTCCTTAAATCCAGACTTTTTCGTTCCGAATCCCTGGAGGGCACGGAGAAGCGCGTTCGCAGCATCATCCCCAGTCTTAAGCTTGTCAATGATTTTCTGCAACTCCTTGGAGGTATTATCCTTGACGCCAAGTTGAAACCACAAGTCACCTAAATTTCCACCTGCCATATCCTGAATTTTTTAAAGTTAGATTTTATTATTTAAGTAATCAGCAAGACTAATCTTCTTGCCGATGAGGCTTCCCTCATTCTTCTTTTTCTCCATCCACCTGTCGTAGAGGTCATCCATCTCCTTCTTGGTGTGCTTCTTCGGACCGCCTTCCTTCTTGGTCTTAGGATAGACGACAAGAGGCTGGTCTGCAACCATGAGGTCAATCTGCGCCGATGAATAGCCCCACCAGTAGTCGTAGGCTGCAATGAAGTACTTGCGCTGAAAGAGGAAACCGAACTTCTCAGCTAAAGAGAAGGCTGCTCCCCAGCTTGTTCTGCTTGGATAGCTTTTGCTTCGCTCCTCGTCATCGTCATCATCACTTCGGTCATCCCGGTCGCTAATATGGTAGCCAGCGAGAATGCGTTCGATGGAATTTTTTTTTTAGAAACATCGAGTACCCTCAGAACCTCGGCCACATCCACATCCTTGATGTAGTAGAGCCAGCGCCAGTAGATCCAATACAGGAATCGTATCTTCCAGATGTTGTTGAGGAGAATGCAGACGCAAATCTTGACGTTGCGCTTCCATTCGTTCTTCTCCTTTGCCCTGATGTGGGAACATCTGCTCATGGTTCCCTTGCGAAGCCAGCCGAGCTTGTGCTTCTTTCCACGGAACACGAACTCGGTAGGCTCGTCGTGCAGTACGCTGTCGAGTAACTCCTGTAAGTCCACCGAAGGCTGCTCTATTTTCTTTTCTTCTGCCATGATTGTATATGCTATTAAATGAAGAAGGGCGGCACGGCTGTTGATTAGCCTGCCGCCCAACGGTTTGTTATCCTGAATCTAATTACCTATAGACTTATCTTTAATTAGCCTCCGATACCAGGGGCCCCTGATGCTGAAAGCCAAGCGATACTGCGCTTACCTGCACCCTCGATAGAACCAGAGAACTTGAACGCAACAGGCTCTGTACCAGAGTTGTCCCACTGCAAGGTAGCATAGAGAGCAATATTGGTAATTACCATGAGGTTCTTCTTCTCTTCGTCAACGATGACGATAGTACCCTTGATCTTGAACTTCTTAGGCTCTACCGCAACGCCGGTAAAACCGGTAGTAGCATCGAGAGCTGTGTCACCAGTACCTTTCAAGGTAACCTTGGTCAACTCTGTGATTGCATCCTCGCCGAACATGATTTTCAGCAAGTCCTTAGCCTTAGAAGGAACAACGAACTCAACGTTGAAGTCACCAAGCTCAGAGGTGGTCGCCCAGTCGCCAGCAAGACCGATAACCTTATAGTGGTTGATGGTAGGATCCTCCATTGTCGCCTTTAAGGTATCGACGGTAACCGGAAGCTCAACTTCTGGAGTGATGTCAAATGTTGCCTTGCTCAAGTCTGTGATTACACTCGTATAGAGCAAGGTCTTAGGACCAACGAAAATGTCCTTCGTCTTGTCAATAGTTGTCATTGCCATAATCCGAAATATTTTAAAATGTTATACCTGAATACTTATTTTGTACGTAACTTTCCCTGTATGATTGTTACAGAAAAACCGTCTCCGTCGTCAGTCTGTAGAGTGATTTGAGGGCTTATTACAAGTATGTTTTCTGTCGAAATAGGGAACTTTTCAAGAACAGCTCTTACTTTTTCATCAACTTTAGAAACATTAAAGTTGTTCGGGTTTTTGGATGACGACTTGTCTCTTACGTACACTTCTATCTGAGCAACAGTCGTATAATCATTGTAAGAACCGTCATCGTTCATCTCGTTGTTATAGATACCGGCTGGAAAGAAAACTACAATATAGCTATCTGGCCTGTCTTCTACAGACTTTGGTCTGTTTCTTGCATAAACCCTGTCACAGATTCCATTGACAGCGTTGCCTACGTCGAAATACAGAGTCTTAATACTTATCATAGTTATATCTTTTTAAAGTATCTAATCAAATATTCCCTAAGAGAAGAAATCACATCGTGTCCCTTCTTGGCCTCAACATACTTAGCGTAATCTACTCCTGCAACGAGAAGCATCTGCCATGTTGCATCATATCTTCCTTTGTTGTGTTCTCTTGAAACGAGCTCATCCCATGCTGCGTTCGAACCGTTTTCGCCACCTTCTCCGTATTCGCCTCTATAAGGTTTCCGCCCGCTATCCTTAAACGAAAAAGAGCTTCGATAATACCTGTCGAGGTTGTACCGCTCTCCAGCTGCAAGGGTAGGTCTTGTTGGCTCTGGACCTGGAGCGTAATGGATTGACTGTATAGAGCCGTTATAGTATGTACCTATGGCAGTTGATTTATACAAGTTACCAGTAACGTCGTTGTAGTCACGAGACTTGTCCGCTGCCTTCATTGTCATCTCTGCCGCGTGGTCCATCTTCTGCTGCATCTTCTGTACAGCCATCTGACGGATTTTCTTCTCAATATCCAAGAATTGTCCCGATAAACTTGCCATAGCCTAAACTCTTATAAATTCCCAATACACAACAGTCCTGTTATTATCCGGCTCACAGTCCTTAACCATGCCTTTCTCGACATTGTTGCCAATAGTAGCATAAATAGTATCTCCATCAAGAGGACATTTTCCGGCATCCCATTCGTCATATCTGACAGGAATCGATGCCTTCCTCTTGTTCTGGTCAACGTATTTGTCTCCCTCGGTGGTAGTGTCAGTATAGCTACGACCTTCTCCTTCGTAGATTACAATCTCCTCATCATGCCCAACCGGAGCATCATCATCGGCAAACGGGTCATCAGGGTCGGCCTTTCCGACGACCTTCCTCACGATCTTGATGATGTGAGGGTATCTTGGGTTTCTGATGTTTTCCTTTTCCATACGCCTTATTTAATGATGTGCGGTAGAGGCTCTCCATAAGGAGAATAATTTGCCCTTTTTACTCCGTGGGAGGTCACCCGGAATGTGGACTTCTTCTTAAGCATCGATTCCGGCTCAAGCTCCGCATAGATAGCGTTAGCCTCTGCCTTCATCTCGCTCCTGTCTTCGTCTGACAGTTCGTATCCACCTCCCGAGTGAGTCCATCCATTATCGGAATCGGAGGTGTTGTTCACCTTGCTCGGACCAAGAACGAACCATTTCAACATGTCAGCATAGGCAAGTCTTACCTTGTCATTGTCGCAGTCGCTCAGGTATGCGCCATCTTCAAGCTCCCTGTCGTGCATGATGCCCAACAGAGTCTTCATCGGCATCTCGAATTTCACCTTATTAATAAGGTAGTCGTTCACAGTGTAAATGTTCATCTCCGAATCCATAGTCATACAATCTAGTTACGTTAAAGAATTAACCCTTCTGGGTGATGTCGATAATCCAACGGTAAGGGAAGTCGAGCATAGCTGGAACAGCAGCAAACATCAAGTCTGTATGCCACTCCAGGTAATCACCGTTGGCGATTGTTGTGTTGGCAAGCAAACCAAGACCGTCGTTGGTTGTTGCGAACACCTTGTCAACGAGTTTGTTACCCCACTTCTCAAACATCTTCTTATCCTTGATTTCCTTGTGCTCGAACTCGAAAGCGTTACCGCGAGGACGAAGAACAACGATGTTGTCAGACCAAGCCTGCTCTGTCTTCTGTGTTCCATCGAAGAGAATTGTAGTTTCCTCCTCCTCTACAAGCTCGATAGGAGAAAGACCCTGAATGTCTCCGAATGCCTTCAGGAACATATCCTGATTTACACCATAGTCCTCAACGTAAGCAACATAGTGAGCTTTACACCAGTTGATCCACAATTCCTTAATCTGTTTGTTCTTCAAGAACACATTGAAGAAGGTGTTGACGGTCATCTGCCAAACGAGAGGCTGAGCCTTACGATTGAAAGTCTTACGCCAGCTCTCTTCAAGAACTCGCATCTGCTCCAGAATATCGCAGGTCTCATCAGCCCAAGCAACCTTACCACACTTCTTGAAGTTATCGTCAGGTATATTGGTCTTATGGATTGGAGCCTGAATACCACGACCGATACCAGTGTAGTCAAGCTTACCTGTAGAAGCAAGCTTTGCTGTCATGAAGTTCATCGTGGTATCAACGGAGTCCATCAACTCCTGAACCTGGTCTTTCCATTCCATAACGACATCACGGTCATTACCGAACTCTTCAAACTGGTTCATCAAATACTCACGTTCCTCTGCATTCTGGTAGATACCATCTGTGATAAAGTCTGGAATTGTTGCAGAGTAAACCTGCAAGCCTCCCTTATCCTTCTGGAAAGAACCAGCCAAAGGAGCACGCATGTTAGCCAATGTAGCGGCACGAAGCTTCTTTGCCTCGACAGTGAATGTCGCAACACCTTTTCTGTTGGTTGGAGTCAGATCAGGAGCAATACGTCCCTGGGTCTTCCACCAGCCATAGTTTACGTGAAAGATGTCCTTTTCGTCAAGAAACTTCTGGAGGTATTTGGTGTTGTCCTTACTAGAGAAGAACTTCGCCATCCTCGAATTTTCAATATTAAACTTTGGCATATCCTAAATACAATCTAATAGTTAAACAATTAGTAGTTCGTGTAGAACAACTCTGGGTAACGACTGATATTCATCGCCTCCACAGCAGGTGGAATAGGGCTCATTCTGCTCTTGATGAAAATCGCATCCGGTCCAAGTAAGCATGGTGTAAACATCATGCGAGGCTTCTCGAACTCATCGCTTCCAGGTAGTGTGTAGAATGGCATGTCGTAGTCGTGAGGAGCGAAACAGTTTGGATTAGTCACTACAGGGAGTGTAGAACCTACCGCAGCAGCCTCAACGAGTACCTGACCAACTGTCAATGCGCCCAAAGCGGCAGACAATGTAAGTTTCCAAACATCACCTGCTGTGGCATCGGTTGTCGCCTCAACTGCTGTGACAGAAACACCTGTTCCCTTTGTCTTGAAATCCTTCTGGCCTACCATGATCTTGTCACCGATAAACGGAATGTGATGATAACCGTCACGAACGATATAAATATCCGTGTCTGTAGTGGCGCTAGTTGCCTTGGCAACTGCGTAAGACTTCAGAATCTTAATAGTGCCACCCTTTTTGTCTGCAAAGCCGAGGCTATGCTCAACGAAATCACCTGCATAAATCTTAGCAGGTCCAGGGAACGGATTGGTGATAACACCACCGATAGGAGGGTATCTGAAAGCCTCCTTGACAGCACCTTTAAGATTGAAGTACACATGCTTCTGACCGCCAATCTCAGCAGATGCCTGCAAGAGCACTGTTCCATTGAATACCGCACCCTGTGCGTTCATCTGGTCGTAATAATTGCTGTACTGCATAATCTTTTTACCTTAATTAAAATGTTATCCTGAATTATTTCTTGACGGATGCCTTTACGGCTCTGTCTTTGCAAAGATCCTTGATGTCGTCCCACTCGTGCTCATTAAGTTTCTTTTCCTCAGTAAAAGAAGTACTTGTTCCCTTTCTAGGTACGGCGTTTCCGCCATTAGCACGCTTATAGTCGGCAGTATAGATATTTTCCGCTGCTGACACCAGCTCGACAACATCTGCGTCATCCGGTATCTCTAGCTTAGAGAGTGCAGTATCAAGGAAAAAGTCGTTCATTTCAAGGTTTGCCTTGTCGAACTTATCCTTCAAACCTGCCTTTACGGACTCGATGGTTGCCTTCCTTGCAGCCTTCTTGTCTCTTTCTGCGTTAGCCTTTTCGAGAGCTTCGAGTTTCTCAAGCAGCTTGGAGTATTTGTCGTCAGGATTGTCATCCTTGCCTGCCTCCTTGCGCTCCTCTTCCTCTTCCTTCTTCTTGCGCTCAGCTTCCTCCTTGCTCTTCTTAATCTCGTCAGAGACGTTCTTGTGCAGGTTTCCGTCCATGCGCTTAAGACGGTTTGCTAACTTGGTAACCAACTTGGCATTTGCTGCCTCATCGTCACCGAAATCTTCCAAAACATCATCAAGTTCTTCATTGATGGTCTTCTGGCTAAGTGATTTGAACTTGGTGGTGTCAGCCTCCTTGTTCACTAATACTAAGAGTTCTTCTCTTGTCATATCGGTTTTTGTTAAAATTGTTACCTTTAAAATGGTTCCTCCATCTTAAAAGTGTATAAATATATATTTCGTAACACAAAAATACGCATAAATATGCAATTTTCCAAATATTTTTTCATATTTTTGCAATATAAATTGTATTTTTATGCAAAAAGATGTATTTTCAGGATTGAAATTGGATAACGGAGAGCCCATTTACACTCAAGAGTATATCCAATCATTAAGAGATGCCGACAAGAAACATCCCGACAAGCTGAAGATTATAGCTCAGCGTGGCGGTCAGGAGCGTATGCTGTCTATAGACGCTGATATTAAGATAGTTGGAGGTTCGAGAGGCGGTCCTCTTGATGAAGACACAAGAGTGCTGACTACGAGAGGATTCATTAAAATAAAGAATCTTAAATATGGTGACACCGTAATAGGATATGACGGAAAAGGACATAGAGTATTAGGTCGAATTGATTATCCGGACAGAGATTGCTACGAAATTGGGCTGTCTGACGGATCAAGTGTTGTGTGCTCGGATGACCACATCTGGAATGTATCCATTGATGGTGACTGTAGAATTATGCCGCATCTTGCCTGCGAGATAGCCAGTTACATCGATGAAGGCTACCATATCGATATTCCTTGCGTAAAGCCTGTTGAGTTTGACCAAAGCACGGGTATGGCTTCCGTTGCGGAGAGGATGCGTACACTAGAGCGAATCATTCATTCGTGTGGAAAGCTTGGCGGTTGGAACTGGACCAAGACTTTCAGGACAAGGAAGCTGGCGATGGATTTCAAATATTTGGTAGATAGCTTAGGCTCAGTTTGCTACGTGAAGAGGAAATCCAACAAGAAGTGGGTCGCAAAATTCAATTATTGGCGAAAGGATTTACGTAGGAGGATAACAAGCTGCAAGCCTGTAGGCAAGAGAAACTGCTGCTGTATTGCCGTAGAGAATCCAGACTCACTATTTGTTGTCGAGGACTTCATTGTTACGCACAATTCCAAGTCCTTCTCCTCCCTCATGGAAGTCCTCAAAGACATCAAGAACCCCGATTTCCATGCCACTATCCTGCGAAATGAGAAAGACGACTTACAATCCTTGGTGACAGACTCTTATAAATTGTTCTCCCAATTTGGAACTTACAATAAGTCGCAGAACGACATGACCTGGAACTTCGATAACGGAGGATGGCTCAAATTCTCATACTACGCAGGAGCATATCAAGACTTCAAGACGCGATTCCAGGGACGACAGTATGCCTATGTCTGTATCGACGAGGGAACACAGTGCCCATACAAGAAGTTCAAGTATCTCTTGACTAACAACCGAAACGCAGCGCATATCCGAAACCGCTTCTGGATTACCTGTAACCCTGACCCGGAGTCCTGGGTAAGAAAGTTCATCGACTGGTGGGTTGATGAAGACGGCTACATCATACCGGAGCGAGACGGAGTTATCCGATACTGCTTCATGGATGGTGATACGCCGGACTCAATATACTGGGGCAATACGAGAGAAGAGGTGTACGAGCAGTGCAAGGGTATCATCGATAGCCTCTGGAAGGACAGCTATGAGGAACTTGGATACACGAAGTTCGAAATGTTCATCAAGTCGGCGACATTCATCCGTGCAGATGTATCAGAGAACATCAAGCTCATCTCTACCGATGCCTCATATATCGCCAACCTTGCCCAGCAGGACGAGGAACAGCGTATGCGAGACCTGGAAGCCAACTGGAACTGGAAAGCTGCCGGAGACGACATGATCAAGATGGAAGACCTTGAAGAAATCTTCGACAATGCAGAGCAGGCAGGAGACGGAAAGCGCAGAGCCTCTGCCGATATTGCGTTCACTGGCGGCGATAACTTCGTGATGTGGCTTTGGGAAGGATGGCATTGTAAAGACTTGGTTGTGCTGAGGCTGGACCCGAAGACTCTCGTTTCGGTAGTTCAGTCTAAGCTGAGAGAGTGGGGAGTAGAAGAATGCAACTTCACTTACGATATGCAGGGCATCGGTCAGTACTTCAAGGGATTCTTCAAGGATGCCGTTCCGTTCAACAACCAGGCTGCTCCTGTCGCTATGAATCATCAGGAAGAGGAAGGTATCAAATACCTCTACAAGGACTTGAAATCCCAGTGTGCATTCCTGTTCTACAAGATGATAAAGGAGAAGCAGATTTCCATCGACTCATCACTTCTCGAAAGAAAGTATTCGGGAAACGGATTCGACAAGGTTCCACTCAGACAGATTCTACAGAAAGAGCGCAAGATGCTCCGACGTGACGAGAACAGTGACGACCGAGGATTCAAGCTATTGCCTAAGAAGGTGGCCAAGAAGTATGTCGGGCACTCGCCTGACTTCTTTGAGTCCTGGTTCTACATAATGATATTCAGTTTAACGAAAAAGAAAAATAAAAAGGTAAAAGGATTATGGATGCTATCAAGGTAAATAATGTAAGGGAATTGCTCGTAAGGAAGCCATTCTACGAGCTCACTCCTGCGGGGTACATGAAGCACTCGACTGTAAGCGACGTTGTTCCTGACTCTTATGACGGAACAATGCCGGAAGACACTATGTATCGCCGCATCAAGACGCAGGCCGATTTCCTGCGTGAGTACTACCCATCTTCCCATAGAATTATGGACGAGAAGGAATACCCGGACATCTGGAAGCAGAACCCGGAGAATGGAAGATGGTACTGCCAGAAGATTCAGCGTACAGCCTTTGCGTTCCAGCAGCTCATCCACACGAAGCATCTGCTTCACCTGACAGGTAACGATGTTCAGTTCGAGCTTGCCGATGGTGATGACTACGAGAATGAGAAGAAGGTTGAGGAGAATCAGAAGACTCTCGATGTGTTCAAGAAGGGCTGGCTTATGCGCGATATGGAGATTCGTTTCTTCGAGGCGGTAAGTTCCTATCTAAAGGTTGCAGAATGCGCTATCGTCGGTTTCTTCAACGAGAAGAAGGAATTTTGCACACGAACACTCTCTTATGATCGTGGAGATATTCTGTACCCTCACTTCGATTCGCTCACTGGCGACCTCTTGTGCTTTGCAAGAAAGTACTACGACTACGACGATGAAGGAAACGAGAAGACCGAGTATGTCGAGGCATGGGATAATCAGAAGTTCTATCGCTTCAAGAAGGCTGTCAAGTCGGGAAAGGTAAAAGAGGTGATGACGAAGATTGCGAGGATTTTCGGAATTGACGACTATACCCTTATTGAAGAGAAGGACCACGGATTCCAGTTTGTGCCGGTAGCCTACGCTCGTAATGACAATGGTCCTTGCTGGTTTATGGTTCAGAAGAACATCGAGGACTATGAGGAGGCATTCTCGTATCTCTGCGAGAACAACAAGGCTTACGCTTTCCCTATTCTTACACTCACAGGCGATGGCGATGATATTTCTGTAACAGGAGACGGTATGACCGGTTCTGCGAAGACCATTATGATTACCGACACGAACGGCAAGGCTGAGTTCCTGAATGGCACGGATGCGTCCGATGCTTTCGCTACACAGCTCAACAAGTCTTACGACCTCATCTATGAGCTGTCATTCACCGTTAAGCCGCCTGAGTTGAAGTCAGGCGACCTCCCAGGTGTAGCCATCAAGCTTCTCTATTCTCCTGCACTGGAGGTGGCAATGAATGACGCACAGGAGTTGCAGCCGTTCCTGGATAAGCTTCTCCGCATCTGCCAGTTCGGTATCGGCACTGATGAAAACTGTGTCGCCACGATGTCTGGACTTCCGATTAATGCGTGGATAAGCCCATACGTCCATAGTAATAAAACCGAACAAATTACAAATATTGCCACCGCTGTTCAAAACGGATTCCTTTCTAAGCAGACTGCTTCCGAACGCTGCCCAGACTTCCCTAAGACTGCCGAGTACGAACGTATCATGCGAGAGAAGAAAGAGGAAGACCAGCAGGATCTCCTTATGGATATACAGCGTGCGGATAACGAAACCGAGAATGCTATTGAGGAAGCAAAAGAAACCGCAAATATCAATGGCACAGGAACGGGTAATGTCCGTACAGGTCGTGGTGCTGGTCGCCCAAACAAAAGCGGAACGGAATGGGACGAGAACGGCAACTGGCCTGGGCGCAACAACTGGAAAACCGTAAAGAAGTAGGCCTATGGATGAGTTAAAACGTTCCGTCGATTACAGCAGGAAACGATTGCAGGCAATCCGAAACTGTGAGGACCATGTTGCAGATATTCTATGGAAATCAACGCAGAAGATAGTTACCGCAAGCAAGAGATACAGAGGCGCAGGCAGACTCTCAAACGAGTCAGCCCTGCTCTCTTACGCCAAGAATGTTACGGCCGAGGCTGAGGAGAGTATCAACAGCTACATCTCTGCCTACTCCAAGGCTTCGTGCAAGATTCTCGGGATTGACAGCGAGAACATCGAATCGTTTCTCGTCAGCGACATCTACGGAAAGACAACATCAGAACGAAACACCGTCTATCTCGGCAACTTCGCAGAAGACGTTGTGAGGATGATTAAGGCAGGAACCATGATGGGATATTCAGACCAGCAGCTTCTATCTTCCATCCGTACTGGATACAAGGACCCATACCACACTTCTGTCATTACCAAAGCGAAGAGAAAGGATATCAACATCGATGTTCCTTCTTACGGAAAGGGCTACTACAGGAATGCCTATCAGAACATCGTAAGAAACGCTTCCCAGGTGATTGCTTTAGCGTGGGGACAGGCAGAGCAGGAGTATGGACAGCAGAATAAGGCTATCGGATTCTACGTCAAGAGAGGTAGCAGTTATCCGTGCGAAATCTGCCAAAATGAAGCCGACGCAGGTCTTCATTCTTTCAAAGACCCATATCCACCGTTCCATGTTTCGTGTTGTTGTTACACTTTATTTGCATTCAAGGATAATAAAAAGAAATAAGACTATGATTGAAGAAACAAAAGGATACACATTATCCGTCGATACGTATAAGAAGGCGAAGGCTCTCAAGATGAAAGACCCTCGCTATTACATCTACGCAAGCCTACGCGGTTCAGGAATGTCTATGCGTGACAGTTGGGCTATTGCCTTTCAAGGATATGGATTCAACTGGCCAAAAGGAGAGCTTGAACGAGAAATGAATATACTCGAATCGCAGGAGTCTGTTCAGACAAGAATCGCAGAGGTGCAGGGTAAGAAAGCGAAGAACGAGAATAGTGATGAACTTACCCAGGAGGAATTGGCTAAGGCTACTTCCAAGGAACAAATTCTTAAAGACCTGGTATTGGCTCAGCGAAAAGCCAAGTATGGGTCACCTGAGTGGCTCAAGATAGTTGCGTCCATCGCCGACTATAACAAGATTAAGCAGGACGAGATAGATACAGAAAATAACACTGTGTTGTTCTACTTGCCTGTAGCTTATCCCAGAACGTGTTCCGACTGCCTTCTTTTTAAAAACGGTCAGGCAGACTTCCAAAAGAAGAAGAAATAGTTAAATTCGTGTTAAAGTATTTTTCTTTTACTTTAATCTCGACAAAAGCAAGTACCTTTGCAAGCAATTATGTGTTTCTCGGATTCTTATCTGTGAATCATAATTCTAAAATTGGTTTAAAGGGATGGTATCTTTACAGACGCCATCCCTCACTTTTTATGTCCAAAAAAACTCCGGTAGGATATTTGTCTCCAGTGATGGACTCAAGCGCAATTCTGACCTGATCATCAAGAATAGAGTCGTTAAATGTAGGAAGAGTAGCGTATGGTGGCAGTTTCTTTGTCTCTGCGGCCTCCAAAATAAGCCGGAGTGCCTGTACTAAAGAAGTGTGGTCCTGAACGACCTCAAGCAATTTATCACTCATCATTGCCTCCTTCCTTCTTAATCTGTTCTGCCATACCAAGGAGAGTTTCAGCGTGCTTGTCGCGATCAATAACCTCCTGCACGGCCTCATCACTCTCCTTGCGAAGCTGCTCTTCTGTCTTACCCTTGTCGGCAGCAGCGTTTCTTCTTGCAGCCTCACGAGCAATGTATTCGTCACGGAGCTTCAACTTACCTGCCGTGTATTCTGCATCGCCAGGCAACGATGTATCCGTATACATAAGCTGGGCAAATGCCTCGATGATGTTTCCATTATCCTTGGAGAACTCATAATGGTCTCCTACAGCCACAGGAACACATTCATCGAGTGCAGCGTACATGGATGTTCCGATAGAGAATTCAACGCCCCATGTACCAGCGATGTCAGAAATCTTAATGAAAGGCAGCGAGCCTCTCTGTAAATGCTTCTTGATCTCAGCAGGAATATCCTCTCTGAGTGAAGCAACTTCTTTCTTTGACAAGCTCTTACTGAGCTTCAGTACAGTGAAGTGTCTTGTCTTGATAGTCTTTCCAAATGGTAATGCCATGATAACAATATTTTAAAGTTCAACTTTTATTTCCTTATACTCGAAATCTGTGCAAGCATCATCATCTTCCGAAACGTCTCTCCCGAAGCGTTATTCTTTACACTCCCACACCCCGTTGTCAAAGAAGAAGCAGTCCTTGCAAGTGTAATCAGTCTGTTCCATGTTCCAATAATTTTATATCGTCCTGGATGTAAAACACAGCCTTACGCAAGTCCTCGATGCGCTTCTCGGTCTTTTTTTGTTGCCATCCACCTTATCCTTGCGCAGAAGATACTTGATAGCATTCCCTGTATTGAAGTCAAGGTGTCTGCAAATATCCAGCGGCTCAACGCCGCACAAATCCTTCAATCAAGCGTAATGGGATGGGTGAGATACTTGCTCTACAGTACCACAATTTATTCTCTCCAATTCTGAGTAGTATGCAAATGTTCCGTACTCCTCGATTCCCGACAGAGAAATCATTACCGTCCTATCTTTAGGCGCATTTAAACAATAACAATCCGCATAAAGTGGATTCTCTCTTGTTTCCGAAATATTGTGAATTATAAATTTCGCAGTTGCGGTTCTCTCTTTCGGAACGAAATTTCTTATAAGACTCCTCTCGTTGGAGTCTATCTTACATATCTGGTAATCAAAAACCAGCCCAACCTTAATATCTTCTTTCTTAATCATAAGCTAACAATTTTTATAATCTTTCAAATCAGATTCATTCATACGAGTACCATTTTTACAGACAAATTCAGCCAACATTTGACACATAAATGTCTCTGAGTTATTTTTATACTTAACATAAACAACATCTTCGTATCTGTAGCTTTTTAGAAAGCCTACAACCGTAAACACCGGACAGTAATCTGTGACAATCCAATCGTAGTAAACAAACTGCTCGTTCTGGTCGCAAAATACTTCTACCCGTGTTTCACATCTTTGCTTAACGATTGCAAAATCATTGTTTTCGGTAGGACAACAGTTTATAGCATTGACATATCTGAATGGGAGTAAAAAACGGTCTCCAACCTCAATACCATATTTGTTCATAAGCTATTCCTCCTTATCTTTTAGTTCAACGAAATCTCCAATGCCCAAACGAGCCTTGTTGATACAATCACATATCCAACCCATAAGGTATGCCTGGTGTTCATTGTAGGCACCCCTGAACCTCTCAAGGTCACAGGCGTCATTCATTGACGACAGAACATGAAATGCCTCATGACTGACATTTCTCATAGTCATGTCTTTCTTCTTTGGGAAGACTACAAGGTTCCCTATGTAGTTACCAGCCTTGCACATACATTCATCGTACACCATGCCTCCATAATTACCTTCTTTCATAGGGGTGGAGTTGTGAACAAGAGGCTTCTCCTCCAAGTCGGTAAAGCATTTGTCAATCTCGTCCTCACTTGTGTCGTACATTACCCACAACCTCCTTGGGTAAATCCCGCTGTTGTATTCGTAATATCCCTTCTTCTTCATATTCTCAACTATTTCTGTTTTGATACAATCTCGATAGCAGACAATAATGTCTTTTCGCTGATACCTTTTCCACTACCAACACCATCTTTCTCTATTCTTTCAAGAGATTTCTCAATAGAGCAAAAATCATCCTGAGAATTACTTATAAAGCAATTAAGTTCATCATTTACACTACTGATACCATTGTTGGCTTTTTCAACAATAGCATCAAGACGATCGAAACGCTTGTCTATATAATCCTTCAACCTTTCTTCGTGCTCTATAATAGTTGCAGAGCTTGAGATTTTCCCGTACCCCCAGTAATTATCTACGCATGCGTAATAATCACCTTTTCCATCGCAGTGTTTTTTGCCAGCTACGACTCTTAACGCAACGAAAATTTCTCCATCCATTACCGCATACACTCCTTCTCCAAATGGATATAGTTCGGCTTTTTCTGCATCCTCCCTACTTTCGTTTTCTTTGTATGCGACCTTTCCTAAAACGCTAACTCTAATTTCCATATCTCAACTATTTATGTTTTAAAATATTACCACAAGCTAAGTTAGTTTTAAAAAGGAAATCTCTTGCAGGAATAACGATAGCTCCATCATCCCGAAAGCCTTCCGATTTACTTATCTGGGTATTGAATGGCCTCAGTATCGCATCCTGATCCTTTATCTCTACCAAAAACGGCGTTGGAGTATCATCCAATGTCTTCCACCATTTATTCTTAAATTCATGAAGAAAGCATCCGGAATCTACCGATATAACCTCGTCAATAAGAAAGAATAAAAGGCCTTCCTCAATGATGTCATACATAGACCTGATTCTTTTTTTATATTTCCAAGAGTATCTACCTTTCATAAGCTCATTGTTTATGTAATTTACCAATATGCCACTTCGAACAGACCTTGCATAAGTAAGGATTCCAGCCGAGTGCCTTTAACTTCGGATTCTGGTTCAGGAACTCCCAGGCAGCATCCTCAGTCTCATAGACAACTTTCGCCTTCCATGAATGAACCTTCCTGGTCCAATGTTCCGGGTCCGGTTTGAACGGAGGTACTTTATTAGGATTGTGATGTCTTCTCATATCTTGCCCCAGATATATCCATTTTTGTCCTCGTACTCCTCAAACTTTTTGCGTATCTGTTCAAACCAGAATACTTGAAAATCGTCATCGGAAGCCTTCCACATCTTCTTCAGCCATTCAAAATTAAGGCGTTCAATGGTTTTCCTAATTCTGTCGCCGTAGAGAATTTCGAGCATCATCTTGTCAAAACCACCTTCCGGTTCGAAGCTCACGTCAAGCGTTATGCTGTGATTCTTGTATCGACAAGACGACATCTTGATACCAGACTCGAACGATTTGCACACAACATTACGAATATAGCCGCGGATTCTTTCACCATCCAAGACGGCATCTGGTATGCAATATATAATTTCTTTGCCCATAAGCTACAAACATTTAAATGAAACACTGTTCAACGTCCTGTTCACTGCAATCTCCCTCTCGTTACACATGGTTCTCATGCACTCCAGGGCATCCTCGCGGATAGCAATCATAATCTCCTGCATTGAAGCGGTCGCAGGAACCACATTCTTCTCGGTCTTGAGATCCGTGATACCGGAGATAATTCCCTTGATATATTCCTTGTCTATCATAGAAATCAATTTTAATGGTGGCCAGAAGCCGACCGTGGAAGGGACTCGAACCTCCTGTCTGCCCGGACTTATATCCGAAGATACGTCCCACCGCCTTGCACAAAGACCACCAGTGTTATTTTAATCATCAGGCTGAATGAATCCGTCTGAATGTTCCTCTTCACTCCTCATTTTAGAGATGAGTATCTGGTTCTTGAAGTCAGGCTCGGTAACACCGAATACCTTATAGACGATTCCCTGCTTAGCCTTCTTCTTCTCAAATCCCAGGGTTGCTCCCCACATGACCCTTCCGAATTTCTGTACCGTAGGAATATCCTCATCAGAGAGGTCGTTGTCCTTACAGAACCTCACGAAGTTATCGTAGAGCTTCTGCGCTCCGAGCCACAGGAAAATCTCACCCTTCGCAGCAGCATAGGACCTCATTCCGTAAGCACGAACCCATGCTACGACAGGCTGGCCTCCGAGAAGCGACATAAGAAGCTGTCTCTTGCTTCCCTCTGCCGCAGGGAACATGTACTTCCTCTTCCTGAGTTCCTGCGCTCCCCTGTAAATCCAGTTGAACACGCCGCTCAGCTCCTCCTTGATAATCTTCATCGCCAGGTCCGGATCCTGCCTCTCCTTCGGAATGGTAACATCGAAGCTCACGTACTGGAGTCTTCTCACGAAACCGAGTGAAGCATCATCGGAGAGGGGAAGGTCGTTGAGGTTGAAGATGAGGTAGGGAATGGAGTTGATGTCCGACACGTTCTTCTGTAATCCTCTCACAGGAACAGGCTCACCGCTCACAAGCCTCTTGAACATACCTGTATTCTTCCTTCCGAACTTCTTCGGGTCGGAATCAGACGACCAGTTGAAGATGGCATTCCTTATAGGATACCTTCCTCTCATGCCCTCGTCGCCGTCAGCAGTAAGCTCGGCATAATCCATCTTGCTGATTTTCTCGGGACCGAACAGGTTACATGCGACATCGAACACGACACTCTTACCGTTTGCTCCGCTTCCTATGAGAAGGAGGCAAAGCTCTATCTTGGAATAGTGGACATCGTTATTGTAGTTGTATGCAGCACCTCTCTGTGTAAGACCGAGGCCGAGGAACATCTGGAGTATAGTCCTTGACGTCTTGTCGGGAAGAACCTCGTGCAGGAAGTTCATCCATCTGTTGCACTTGGCATTCGGATTGAAATCATAAGGATGGTAGTATGTCACATGATACTCCGGAGAGAAAGGCATGACAACAGGTTTTGCGTTTCCGCCTATACCGAAATCGACGACACCGTTGTTGAATGCTACAATATCGAAGGTAGGTCTCAGAATGTTGAAACTCTGGATGACCTTCATGAAACAGTCGTTCCTTATATTCGCCTGGAATGCAACAGGAGCAATGTACAAATCCGAAAGCAACATCTGGTAAGCCTGTTCAAGAACAATGTTGGGAACAGGTTCGTATATCCTTCCGTTGAACATATAATAATGACCGTCCTTCTCGTAGTACTTTACAGGAGTGTCCCTTGCAAGACTCCTGATGGATCTGCTGAAATCTATCTTGAGACCATTGTATTTCTCTGAATTAGTCCTTCCCCAGTCACATCTGAACCTGTCAAAGCCGTACTTGGGAGACCTTGATAATTCGATCAACTGGCCATGCAAAGTATCTATCGCCAAACCATTTTCCATATATATGTATCTAAATGTTCATTTTTTAAAGATTTCGGTTGCGGATAAACCCCGATAAACACTGGGGTTTGCGCAATAAATGTATATCTCAAAACGCCCTAACAATACAGGACATTATCAAGATTGACATTACAAATATAGTAAAAATATCAGTATAAATATGCACAAGCCTTTGTATATAGGGTATTTTTATACATTATTAACGTGCTACCAAATTCAGGATAGATATACACCTTTTCGGTGACAAGATAATAATCCTGAAATCTAAACGTTATATTGAAAACAGACTGAAAGAATAAGATGAATAAATATTCATTCTTTGAGTGAGGTAAGTTTATTTTACAAGAGAAGAAAAAATCGGAAGAAAAAATTTTTAGATGAGGTGACTACCGCACGTGGATTCCTGCCAAATAGGGGGCACCCCTACTTGATTTCGCATTTCTTTACATTATATGTTAGTTTACACTATATAAACTACCAAAAATTTGCATATTTTTGCGTGTTGAAATATTTTGACAATTTTGGTTTATGCTTTTTTGTAACCCCTTGAATATCAACCACTTATGAGTGTATTTTATTTCTCTTTCTTGAATATTTATTCATTTCTTTCAATCCGTTTTCTTTACGCTATACTTGACGTAATAATATATTACATATTTTCCGACTGGCTGTAAATAACACTTTGTAACGAGTGTTTAAATATACATTTGCACACCTATAAATATACGCCAAATATACGGCTTTTCCGATTATTTTACTTACAATTCGTAACCTTGTAACTATCTGAAAATCAAGCATTTAAGAGTTTAGTGTACTATTTAAGTAATACACTTTAGTATACTGATTATCAACGAGTTACAGATTTTGTAATATATAATTACCGCAAAATGGTTAAATATTCATGATTTTACATTTTTTACTTTCAGTTTTGCACCCGCTTTTCCTTAATCCCTTATTTTGCAAAATGGAGATAGCAAAAAAAAGTTACGTAAACGTTACATTTTAACGTTTTTATATATATATTTATATTTTGCACACTTATTTTAACATTAACACTTTTGTAAGTGCCTGATTATCAAGTAGTTAACAACTTACAATTACATCAAAAAAGGGGTATTGTTACTTACACTTTTTATTAGTACCTTTGCAATACAAAAAGGTTAAGGAACGCACCTATATTAAACGTGTTCCACATTAAACGTATGTAGTTATGATTAAGAAATCAGCTATCCAGTCTATCGCAGACAAAAGCGCAAAGGTAGTAGCCTTATGCGAGTATTTAGGTACATTACGCACAGAGTGCGTACGAGAGTATCAAAAAGTCGATTGTTCAGCAACATTCGACAAAATGCACGATATGTGGGTACAAATAAGCGTACTTTCCGCCAAGCTTGAAAACGAGTTGCAACGATACGTGCTTTCAGACAACACCACACTAAACCAAAATTACGAAAGCGTCCGGAATTTGGTTTTAGCCGTTGATAACAACGGAAAGCACAAAGGGGCTTTTATTGCTTACTTTGACGCACACACAACAGATAAAAACGATTTACCTTTGTTCTATTCTGTAAGCGAGTGCAGCGGATACGTCACAAAGCTATATAATAACTATCTTGCAACACTTGAGGACGTACGCAAGGCACACACAAAGCGTGAACGTTTGGCAGATAGAAAAGCTCGTTTACTCGCTGAAATTGCAACTATAGAAGAAGAGGAAAACGAGTAATAAAATGTAGATAGGTAGCGTGAAAACTACCTATCTATTACCACTACATTTTCCCCACTGACTATCTAATATGTAGGTAGCCAGTGGGAAATTTACACCGTACAATTTCCGTGCGGTGCGGGTTGTTATGCCCTTATTTTTCCTATCACGTTTAAGCGTACATTTGTAGGGCGGTTGCTACATAAGGGAACAAAAACAGAGATTTTGGTATTATTCCAGAGAGAGAAAGATTTCTCCCTCAGGGGATTTATTGCCAGAATTTCAGAGAGCTATCCGGCAAACGAATCTGTAGTGATACAGAAAGGCGGGCGAGAAATCCCGTCGAGGGTAGCGAGAGAGCACAGAGCCACCACGATACCGAATGAGATGAGGCACGTGGAAAGAGTAAGAGCCGTAGCTGTGCAGTTGTCGAGCGAGATGACGGACGGATAAATCATAATTCATATTCTACCGGTGTGATTTTCCGGTCGGGAGTGGTTACCCGAGAATAAATTGTGTGTGCAATCACGATTTGCAGCGTATCAAGGCACACACTATCACGCTGACTGAAATCGGTTGCTTGTCATCCGTGCGAGATTTATCTCCTCAGAAATAAACAAGCTGCTGGCAGAAGCATAAAATCTGTAGGGTGTGAGCCACGTGGTTAAGACAATAATGATAAAACGTGGTGCAAAGATGCACATCCTGGCTAACGGGGCGGGGAGAAATCTCCGCCCTACAATTATGAACCATTTAAATATTAGAATTATGAAAGAAGTACATTACATTTGGATAGATTTTGAGAGTTCAACGGGTTCGTCTAAATCGATACTTTTACGTAACGGTTGTTTTTCTCTCGATGGTGCAAAGAAATTCATAAAATCTTTGCGCCCAAAAACTCTTTATGAGAATAGACCAACTTTCTTGAAGGACTGTGTAAAAATAACATTGACCGCACAGAACATTGTCTCGTCTAACACTCTCTACAGAAGAACCATTAATATTGTAGCCTAAAATCTCCCTACGTTTGTAGGGAACAATAACCAAATTATTAGAATTATGAGTACGATATCATTAGATTGCAGAGGGAGGAGAATGATGGAGCGGTATATTGCAGACTTACAGACAATATACAGCCACGTAGAATTTATGAGCTACAACGGGAAAAGACTTATCGTTGCAGTTTTAGCCTAAAATCCGTAGCCAGTACGATAATTGTCGTGTGTGGCTACGGAACAATTACCAAATTACAAAGAATTATGAAAGCAAGACAGATTATTTATTCAAGTACGATAATTGTGCTTGGATTTATTCAGAGTGTGCCGGCATTATTATGCTTGGCAAGTACGAATATCCTGATAATTGTGCTTGGAATATTTTATAGCATTGTGCTTGGAATATTCTGGAGCAGTACGATAATTGGAAGGTGGTATTTCCGTGAGCTGTGGCGATCCACACTCCGCTTGGAAAATTTCATGCTTGGAAATATAGGATGAGATTGGAAAGTACGAAAATTGTGCTTGGAAACATTTAGCTAAATTCTGCTTGGAGAAATCCAGGCAGTACGATAATATAACCAGTTAAACAAAAGAATTATGAAAGCAATTAACAAGACTCAGGTAATAGACCTGTTTTCCAACATTAGAAGAGACGGAGTAGAAAACACTAACTACGATGTAGACGTATTTGTATCTTCTCGCAATCCTGAGGAGTGGTACGGCTGCGAAGAATCCGGCTGTGAGGATTTGCAGCCAGGAGCGTATTGTGTCCTATGGGTAGATGATACAGAGTGCAGCAATATGCCATCTGTAGGCAAGTGGATAGACAAATATCTTGAGTCAGACAACATACAGTTATTGTCTGTCAAGGACTCCGACAAGTGGATAGTGCTTATCTGCTTGGAGTTATTGTAGCCAAAAATGTGCTCAGGCATTTTCCTGGGCATACTATGTAGAACCATTAAACAAATTGAATTATGCAAGACAGAAAATCACAGAAGAATTTTGAGCGTGCGCTTATGCATGAGATGGAAAAGATCAAGATTGCTGCACGCCAGTGGCATAGCAACAATACCAAGGGCTACAGAGATTATCGTAGCAAGGAGGTTATCTCCAAGAGCTTCTCTGAGATAGCGGTGCTGTGCATGAGCTAAAATGTGCGTGGCGATTGTCACGCATACAATTATTCACCAAAAATTATAGATTATGATAGATGAAGAATACAAGGAGAATGTAGAGTACATACTCTCTACGATTTTGCCTAAGTTGCAGGAAATCCAAAAAAAAGTATTGAAAAATCAATCAAGACTGAGCCTTGATGTTAGCGTTAACAATAAAAACGGCGAAGGGTATATAAGTTGTTTTGCCTGTGTCATGAATGACATGGGAGAAATAACGGATACTTGTTTTCCACGTTTCATCTGCGTATGCAGCAAAGAGGAGATGGACGAGCGGCTCAACGAGCTTAAAGAGTTCATCAAGAAGCACCTAACCTGAAATTGAGGGAGTTATTTCTCCCTCTCCTATAAACCAAAAATGTAGAATTATGAGCAAGTGGATTCAGTTTTATCATAAGATTAACAAGTTTGACCTTGTGAACATGAGATTTACGGATGATTTCAGTATCGTGGAAATGGTGGGCATGGATTCTGTCATGCCTATCGACGGCAGATTGAGTCTGTCATCCATACGTGATGTAGTACAAAAGAAAATCGAGAGCATGAAGAAAATCGAGAGTTTCGACCCTTGTGCGTTCTCAATCCTCACCGGTCCTACTATTCTGTGTGCTTCAGAAAGTCCAGTGTACAATCTCTAGCCAGAACTGCGGGGCAAGTCCTGTGTCCTGCTTCTATTATTAACCAAATCAAATTTAGAATTATGACAGACGGAGACAGAAAATTCCTTGCCAGGCTCGTCGCGAGTCACAAGGCAGTTATCAGCGAGGAGTGCAGACGCAAGAACCTCGACAAGAGCGAGTATTTCAGACGCGTAGCGCGTGCAGACAAGAAAGCTCAGGAGATTGAACAATCGTGCATGCGCCCTCGCAAATTCTAGCCAACATTCTGTGCGGTCTATCTGCACAGAAACCATGTTTAACCATTTAAATTAGTAGAATTATGGAACGATATTCATGTAAGCAGCTGAAATCACTTGTAGCAAGCGGTGTGGCAAAGGATGTAACCTACGCAGACGAAAGAAGTGAGATTCCTGAGAGTTATACTCAGATCGGGTATGCAGCAGGAATCTACGGTTGCAATGGAATGTTATTGAAGGGCGAGAGCGGACAGCTATACGCCGTGACAGGTAGAACTTCTGCCATCTACATTTTTTAGTCAAAATTACAGGCAAGCGTATGGTTCGCTTGTCTGTTTCTATTATCAACCAAAATACAGAAATATGAATATACAGAAAGTATGGGATGCGTTTATCAAGGAAAATGATAATCCATCATTCGTAAAGATGGCATATGCCGTAGTAGAGCAGCTTGGCGGTGTTAATGAAGACACACTGCTTAATACGCTCGATAAGGTCAGAAATGCCAATGAGGGGTACACTGGATTCTGTTATCCTTATCAGACAAGCAAGTTCTGGAACGAGAACAAGAGTGCTATCATGGAGAGTATGCACGAGCTTTCCGATGATTTGGGAGAAGACCTTATCACGATGATTAAGGGCTTCGGGAATTTCAAGGACGACAAATCTGTTACCTATGATGCTATCGGCAAGGCGCTGTATGCTCCTTTTAACGAGGGCGAGAGTAGAAATATCTACGACACATTTGCCAAGTATGCACTGGAAGAGGTTGCGAATCGATTCCAGGACTGGTGGTACGAGCAGGACGAAAGTGAGTTCGATTAGCCAACCAATCCTCACTCTCACGGGTGGGGATTTCTATTAACCAAACAGATTGAAATATGAAGAAAATTGAGATTACGAGATCCGGTATGGGTGAGAAATGTCCATATCCGAAGTTCAGCAAATTACTGGCAAAAGGCTATATAATGTGCCATCGCTGCAAGCATTGTGCTGAAATTATCAGTGAGACAGAAATAATGTGTAACTATAATTAATCTATAATTATGAGTGAATTAGAGAAAATTCTGAATGACGATTTACTGAAGTGTGAAATCGTAGAAACAGCAGAGAATGATGTAGAGCGTGTGGATCTTATCAAGTGGACACATGACAACACATTCTCAGTAGCTAAGGTGAACAAGGATACAGGTAAACTAGAGGTTACAGACATTAAGGCGACCAGTGAGACTGCTGCGCTCAAGCAGTTCTACAACGACCACTGGAATGCTGTCATATTTGGCTAAAACTCCCCACATTATAGTGGGGAACCATTACAAACCAATTAAATAACAGAATTATGGCAAAGAAAGTTTATGCGCTCTATCGCACAGACAACTGGCATACATACGAAAGCCGCGAATTACTTGTTGTAGCAGGTAGTATCAGAAGATGTTGTAAGGTAGCCAAGGACGACGGAGCAACAAAAGAGCAGATTGAGGATTTGCGCGGTTATCGCCATCAATCCCAGTGTACCAACGGAACCGATTATGAGTACGACATTGATACGTACACGCTCAACGAGAGCTTAATCAGCTAAAATCCCTCTTCGGAGGGAACCATTATGAACCATTAAACAGATGAATTATGGAAAAGAATATTGTAGAAGTTGTTATGAACAACAAGGGTGAAGTTGTCGAGAAAGTAGCCGATTATATCGGTTGTGAAAGCTTCGCCAAGGTAATCGAGAATCTATATCGTGAGTGTCTGGAGGAATTCGATGACGCAGAAGATCTGGAAGAATACATTGCCGATGTATTCGAAAAGAATATCCTGTCTCTTGCATGGGAGTTTACTCTTAAAGTAAACAGAGAGATGAAGAAATACCTACATCTTAACGACCAGCACATGAATGGCAATTTTGCCAATCTGTACAACGATTATCCAAGACACGTTACAGGTGTGTTCTGGGCGACAGACTACGATGGCGACGATTACTACAATTTGTATCCTCAGATGGTAGCAAGACTTGATGCCGCAGAGGACAGCGAGCAGGCAGACAAGGACAGGGAATATCTTGAAGAATGGTATTTCAAAGCGTTCGGTACGTACAACATCCAGTACAATTTCTCCAATGAGCTTGAAGAGATTCACTCAATGATGGAGGAAGATTACGTGGAAGCCTAAAAATATCCCCTAGCATGGGGATATTCAATGTTTAACCATTTAAATGAGATTAGATTATGAGTTACGAATTTGCAAAGAAGGAAATCGGTGATTACAGAATCACTGTTTTCCAAGACGAAGACGCTGAGTGCCCTTGTTCTGCATGGGATTTGGCTGGTGTGTATCTTTGGGATTATTCCGGTTGCGGTCGTGGCAGATTAAGCGATGCCTGCAACTGGGAAGAGATATTTTACAGAAAGTACGACACCAGTAACCACAGCTTGGAGGATGCTCTTCGTGAGCTTGTCTATAAGTATGTTCCGCAGAATCGTCTTGTGAAATATCTGAAGAGCAACAAGCACAGCTCTGCAAGATTATCGTATAATCGAAGCTCTCGTATTTGGGAGCTTGACTATTGCGACAATAGAGGTGTGTGTCAGAGTTCAGAAGAGTTCACTCCTGACGAAATCAAGAACTACGACATGAGAGCAGAGATGATTGAATCTATGACTAAAGATGACTTGATTGAGCTGCTTAATGATATAGCTTACGAGATTGTGATATACGAGTGGTCTTCTACTGGATATTGCCAGGGAGACTACGTAGCAGGAATCGCCTATTGTGACAAGGCGCGTTTCAAGAAGATGGTAGATGAAAATACCAAGGATTGGAAGAATCGCGCTTTGGCTTTGTTCGAGGATGAAGTCAAAAACATAGGTATATGGATGTGGGGCGACGTAAAAGGATACGTACTCGAAAAGAAACGTCCATATACCAAATTGTATGAAGACGGAGGAACTTCTGAATCCTACGACTGGGAACAGATTGATTCCTGCTGTGGAGAGTACTTCGAGGATGCTGATGACCTCATCGAAGAGGTTATCAGAGAGCACGGCATACAGCCGAAAGATGCAGCCTAACCAAGGGGAGCTTGCATGCTCCTCTTCTATGAACCAAAATTGAAGAATTATGAAAGCAAGACTTTATCACGACACAAGAAAGAAGTTCCGTGACTACATTGACGCCTGGAGTATATACTTTCCTTATCCTAAGTGGATGAGAAAGGAGAATCCTGGAGTGTACGGATGCTTTATCAGCTGCAAGCCGACAGAAAGCGGCATGATAAGGTGTATCGTTGACTACGATGAGATTACACCAGGTCGCAGAAGACCTTATCTCGGAAAGAGAGTTGACGTGAAGACAACCCCAAAAGCATTTCAGAAGATTTTCCGACACCTGGAGAGATTGTGGGACGACGCAATCACCAAGAATACAGATGAGGCGTGGGAAGCATGGAACAGAGCCTAAAATTGGTAGCCTTTTGGCTACCTACCATTAACTAAATAAAGAGAATTATGACGAAAGAAGCAAAAAAGGTATTCGATAAGTTTTTCAAGATCCATCGTGACAACGTTGCAGGTAAGACTATCTGCTTTATCTCACGTGGAGAGTGGTCTGATCCTCAGATTGCGTACAAGGGCTATCTCCTTAACTACTGGGATGTGCTAGAGCTGGCGTGTCCTGAAGATGCGCCGGATGATTACGAACCAGACGAAACAGAATGGTATGACGCTTGTGTGGATTCTCTATTCGGCTACACAGATTGCGGCTTAGAGCCTGACAAGTTTGAGCCATCAGATGCCATGAGCGTGACAGGAATCATCACCATTAAGAAGCCTTAAAAACGGAGGGAGCAATCCCTCTGACATTATTAACCAAATTATTAAGAATATGGCATTACAATGGAATTGGAAAAACAAGATGGGTAAACTTGCCATCAGACAGAAAGGAAAGAAGTATAACATAAACATTTACTCCGGAAACGCTCTCGCTATCCTTATTTGCGAATACAAGCAGAATGATCAAGATGAATACGTACTGTACGATTTCTTCGCAGACAAGAAACATTGTGACAACATCATCAAGAACCGCAAACGATTGTTCTCTGATGAGGTTGTAAGCATCGAGCTGAATCTCTATTACAGAAGTGCGCAGACTCTGCTTAAAATACTTGTCGAGAATGGTTATAAGGTAAAATGTTATTACAAAGAAACTAAATCCAAATAATTATGAAGAGATATTACGTATCAGTCACAGAGACTTTAAACAAGGTAGTGAGTGTTGATGCTGAGAGTGAAGAAGAGGCAGTAGATATGGTACGGAATGCCTACGACGATTCCGTTATTATTCTCGACTCTGACGATTCCTGCGGTAAAACAGTAGAGATTGAATCTGACCAGCAGTTCTACACAGATTACGAGAAAGAATACGGCGAGATCTATCAGCACATCGACTACTAAGCCAAAAGCGTGGGTTCGCCCACGTGCTAGTAACCAAAATATTATGGATATGATTACAGACATACAAGAGAAAATTTGCTTCAAATGCAAGTACGGAATTTATAGAAAAAGTCCTGTCAGTCAAGAGTACGACGTTATTACGTGCAGGCGAAACCGTTCTGCCGATAAGTGCTATAACGGAGTATATGGCGATTACGAGTTTATCTAGCAAAAAGCGCAGCTAAGGACTGCGCACAATAACCAAAGCACAAGAATTATGAGCAACGTAAGATTTATTCCAGGCCAATATGAATGGCATCTCGTTGATGAGAAAGACAACGTGCTTCTCAACATTCCAGATGGCATCATTGACGATTGCGAAACAAAGGATGATTTGGATTTCGTTATAAGAGATATTCCAAGACAGGCATTGCTAGCAACCGAAGAAGGAGAAGAATTCTATGGGTGTGACGTAAGCAAATACGTCAGCGACATAGATGATGACAGCGTAACCAAGCTTATGATAGATACCCTATCAGAATATCTTGGGTTGACAGCCTAAAAGGGTGGAGAGAAATCTCCGCTCGCATACAAACCAAAGACAATAGAATTATGAAAGAAGACAGAATCCTAGAAATGTTCTTCGAGAAAGCCAGATGGCAGTACGCCATTGAAAAAGGCTTATTCAAGGACATGAACAAAGCAGTAATGTATCAGCTAACAAATCCAGAGGCTCGTCTGGCTATGTATCAGAGGATCAAGAGCGGTAATTACAAGATAATGCCGCCACACACAGCAAAGATTCCGAAAGATAACGGAGATTTCCGTACGGTCTACGTGAATGAGGCTGTGGACAGAATCCTCCTAAGCATAGCAAACGACCTCCTGTTCGAGCTGATGCCAGAGATGGTGCATCCACGCTGTACGTCGTACCAGAAAGGTATAGGCTGCGGTCGTGTGGTGCAAGATGTGTCTCGGATAATATACTCAGCAGAGGGGAAAATCATCGGATGGAAAGGTGACTTCTCTAAATACTTTGACAGCGTACCTATTCGATTTATTGATTGGGCGTTTGACAAAGTAGAGGAGAAATTTGGAAAATCTGCGCTGATAGATGTCATTCGTGACTACTATCACACAGATATCTATTTCGATGAGGACAACAACCTCTGCGAGAAGTATCAGTCCCTCAAGCAGGGATGTTCTGTTGCTGCATGGCTGGCTGACGTCATTCTCTATCATCTTGACGACAAGCTATCTAAGCTTAACGGATATTACGTCCGCTATTCCGATGATACATTGTTTGTCGGTGAAGATTATGAGAAAGCCATGGATATTATGAAGAGCGAGCTGGAGATGATGCAGATGACGCTCAATCCGAAGAAGGTTGAGTATCTTGACGCTAATCACTGGTTCAAGTTCTTGGGATATTCCATTAAGGGTCACGACATATCTCTGTCGTCCACACGTATCAAGACCTTTCAGAAGGAGATTGAGAAAAGGACGATAAAGAAGCGTGACACCACGATGACAAAAGCCATCAATGCCGTAAACAGGTATCTCTACAAGGGGTACTGCGATTATTCCTGGGCTACTCAGGTTCTTTCGGTCATAAACGTGAAAGAGGACATCAACAAGCTCAACACCTTCGTCATGGACTGCATCCGTGCGGTCAAGACAGGCAAGAGAAAGGTCGGTGGTCTCGGATACGTGAAGACTCAGACTGTCGGTTGTATAGACCGAGGCCGCGGAAGAAACGTGAAAGCCAACAGGGGTAAGACAGAGAGCGAAATCAAGGGGTATTTGTCAATCGGCTGTGCTCAGAATGCCTTGCGTACAAGCAGGGCAGCGTACAACACATTGGTAAATACTCTGTAGATGTAGCTTCCAGCGCAGGAACTGCTGGAATGAAGATGTGGTTTAAACATCCGGTCTCGACGATCATAGGACCTATCTCAGAATCCGAGATGGTCCTACGATCCTCTCCACCAGGATATTATCAAGCTAATATAGCTATGCGCAGTATCTTCTGACCGGCAGACTCTGTAACCGAGCACACGGACGTGGGAGAAGGACGGACATATTCAGGCCACGCCTCTATAACATCATCTGAAGGGACTCAAGTTACCCAAGTCTATAACTTGAGATAACTCGGGACCTTCGTATGACGCACAAGGCGTAGCTCATCAACGAAGTACAGAAATGTGCCAGTCCGTATGACTTCCACCGGTGGCGCACACCACCACTCCCTGATGGATGGCAATGTTTAATACCACAGGTTCTCTTAACCAGACTCGGTGATCCATGATGTACGCACGAAACGTGCTCAGATCGTGGATCTCCAATTCTGGCGAATCCTGTGCTGAAATCAGAATCATAAAGCATTGTGCCGAGCCGTCGGTCAGGGAATTACCCGAGTACGAGGGTCGTCTTCGGTTGGGGAATAAGTTTAAACGAAGTCTCAATGATCACGCGTTTCCTGCCAATATCATGCAGGCAACGCGTGACATCAAGACTCCTTATCAGAACATTACATTGACGTACAAAATTCCAATATCGAAGACAACGTTATTGCCAAACGAGGTACACGAGGAGACAGCGCATTTACCGACCAGCATCGTAACAACGCGGGTTAATCCTTAGATTAAACATTAACCCGCATAATTCTACTGGTTCGTATCATTTGATTACAGAAAAGCAACAGGTTTATGAGTGTACCTACTACAACCAAGTGAATTGCATCACGACTTATCAAGAGTATGAGGTTTAATACCACGTGAGTGGAATACCGGCGTCGATCTATATCTATACCGACGCCGGTATCCAAACACGGGGTCGAATCACGAACATATATTCATGCAACAGAATACATGAGATAAGCCTAGGTTATTGCGAGCCGAATGGTGTGCAAGGAGAATATATTGTAAATACGGTATCAATCATCCTGAGCATCCAGGTGATTACCTGGATCCGTCAGGACTTAGATACAGTATTAATCAAGACCATATAGTTACGCAACAGATTCTCTGAGCGCACTCCTATCAACCAATATATTAAGAATATGACATACGACGAGATTATCAATGAAGTTGAGAATGGCGCTAAGTTCACCATCAACTTCCAGAAGAGAACATGTAGAGTAAACGGCAAGGTAGTAATGTCCGAGGAAGACAAGCCGAAAGACACACCTTACCTTACACCCGAGGTTGTATTTGTAGGAATCGAGCAGAGATATGCAGCATACAAGCATTCTGTGCCTTCGGAGCGCTCTGAATCACATCGCCACTACTACTTCAAGGCTTTACCTGAGAAAGAACTCTCAGACGAAGATATGATGTACGGAGAACGACGTGAAGTGGCGAGGTGCAAGCTGGAGCTGTACGTTCTTATGCAGCTACTCAGAGGCAACCTCTGGTGGGACAACTCATGGGGAACATGGTTCTGGTGTTCAAAGAACGATAAGGACCTGATTATCCTCAGAGACTGGATTGAGCCAAACAAGGGTGGGGCGTAAGCCTCATCCACTAGAGTTAAATAAATTTTTAGTAACCAATTTAAAATAATTAGAATTATGAAGCAGATTGTAACAATCACTGGTGAGAACTTGAACATCGTAAGTAACAATGTAGAGGCTACAGCAGCTACCAAGAAGACAAAGGCGCAGATGCGTCTCGAAGCTCTTAAGGCAGCAGGCGTTGATGTAAGTAACTATTTCACTCTTGGCGATGAAAAGGTTGTCAAGATTGAGAATGGTGCAGCGGTTCCTGTTGATATGGACGATGCGACTATCGATGCGGTAGGCAAGCAGATTGTCGAGGGCGGTTACATCAACAACTGGAAGCTTTTCCGTCGTTGGGTAATGAGTCAGATGTTCCACATGCTCAGACAGATGGAGACTGGAAGAGATACTTTCAACGAAATCCTACAGCGCAAAGGCTATGAGTATCAGTGGAGAGTAATCGAGCGCGAGATGTATGCCCAGATGAAGATGATCAAGCACGGAGACGCAGAAAATGCAGAAAACAGAAACTTCTGGTTCAACGGCATGTTGCTCTGTGAAATCGCTGAGGACTACATCAAGAAGCTCAGATACTACATCGAGAACAACCTTATCTACAAGAACAAGTATGACAGCAAAAAGACTTACAAGCATACCTGCAAGGGAATGCCGTACGTACGTCTTCAGAACAAGGATATCTTTGTGGTTGACTTGGAGAAGAAGGTATATGCTCCTCTCAAGGAACTTGCAGTAGAAATGTATGCAAAGGACACTTATGAGGACGTTTATAAGGCTGTCAAGAAGTTCAACAAGATTCGCAAGCATCTGGCTTGGAAGACCAAGCAGTCAGACTTGTTCATCAGCGCCTATAAGGGTTCTGGTGCTTACTACACAATGCGCAACCTTATCATGTTCCACGGAGCAAGATTCAAGAATGGCGGCAGAAAGATGTCTGAGGCCAAGTCATTGGACAAGCTTGATAAACTTGCTCTTGAGTACAGCAACGAGGGTTGGAGAATGCTCGGTGTTCTCAAGCAGCTTATTAAGGACAACAATATCAGCATCCAGGGTAAGATTGACGAGTGGAAGAAGAAGTAATCACCTCTGAAAAACAAAGGTTCGCTACCTATTATTTCGGCGGCCCGGCAAACTTAACGATAGCTTCTGCAATGAAGGTGATCGCCTCCGGTTATTACCCGAGGAGATCACCTTCTTACGAAGCTCTTTAGATCAATCGAGTAAAGCAAAGCGCCAAGCTGGGGACTGGAATAGCCAAAAAGTCGGTTACTGATTCAGTAGCCGATTCTATATCAAACCAATAAATTAAGAATTATGAAAGAAATAAACGTAAATCCGAGAAGATACGTAAAGGCTATCATTGAAGGAAATGATATCGTCGAGAAATCAATTCTCGATGTAATCTTTGATAAGCCGTATATCAGCAACAAATTCCATCTTGGTTTTGTCGGAGATATACCTACAATGATAGAAATCAACGGAAACTACATGTCTATCAGAAAGCTGCATCGTTACGACCCTGTTGAATGGGGAAGGGAGATTGTCAAACGATTGACTGGGTGTGCAGAAAACAACATAAATATTTGTCATACAACGCAGTATCTCGAAGAAACTATGGCAAACCCTTTAATCTACACCTTTTTCCTTGGAAACGACTTTCTCACAGTAAAACTGAACTATAATGTGGAAATAGATGTAAAATAGCCAAACAGGTCAGTCAATATTGGCTGGCCACTTTTATCATAACTAAATTTGTTTAAATGGTTCAAGCCGGTCTGTCGTGAGATACGCCGGTCTTTGTACCACAATGTCTAACCAAATAAAAATAGAATTATGGCAACAGTAAGAAAAGCAACAGTAATACTCGACGCTTCCAGTATCATGAAGAAGAAGGGTATCGTACAGAAGAAACTGAAAACAGGAGAACTCAACAAAATTATTGAGAACTTCTTTATGACCCATGAGGCAAAAGATACGATTCTTCTTACTCCTAAGAGATTCATAGAGATGGAGAACCCACCAGAGGGGGATTTTATCGAAGACTATCTCGACGAGAGTATCTGGAAAAAGAAGTGCGAGGATCCTGACGATAAGTTTGACTTCATTGATTACCAGTCCATGAACAAGAGAGGGATGATTCGCCCGATTCTTATAGTTGACGAACCTGTAATAAGGGATGCCGTGATATGGCTAAGAGATTACTGTCACTTCGATGTCAAGAGCAGAACACGAAAGAAGAAAAAAGAATACATCGTGTCTCTGCCAGTATAAAGCCAAAAAGAGCATGGGGTCAATCTCCATGCTTACTATTATTAACTAAATTTGAAGAATATGGAAATAGTAAAAGACGTAAACGTAAGCAAGTTGCCGGTATTCGACTTAGAGGAATTTGGTTACTATGAATTCCTGTGGGAGAGAATATTCGGTGATGGAGGGTACATAGATAACGATTGTGATGAAGCGGTAGGATTCAATAGCGGGAGATCATGTTCTGCTGAATTCTATAAAGGTACAATGATTATCAGATTTACAAAGATTATTACTGATGAGACATCTTTTATGATGACCGCTAATTATCTTGCCAACTGTATCGCTGGTACTGAAAATATGCACCTCATAGACAGGCAGGATAATGGTGTGGCAATCGACTTGGATGACGGTGTATATCTAAGTATCCTTGCTGATTTTAACAAGCAAAGCATAACCATCAACGCCTACAAGAAATTAGTCTAAAAAGCCCTCTTCGGAGGGTGCAAGTATTAACCAATAAAATAGAATGATTATGGAAGAAAAAATCGAAAAATTCAAGGAATTGATGGAAGCAAAGCATAACTGCCAGTTTTGTCTTGACCATGCCACAGGAGATGCAGACATGCACGGATTGGTATATTGGGCAGAGAGAGTCGAGAAATTGAGACAGGAGGTGTCAGATATGCTGTAGTCAAACAAGCCTACCGGAAATGGTGGGCATCAAGTTAAACCAAAATATTATGAATAAGAAAGAATTAACAGACATGATTTACAGTATGCGCAGCTATGCGTTGATTGAGCTTGCGTGTACCATCCGTGAGATTATGAAGGAGCATGGCATCCTTAGAAAAGAATTCAAACACCCTGTACTTGGTTACAGAGAAAACTACGAGGTGACAAAGATTGCGATAAGAGATACTTATACGGCTCTACCTGTTTTTGCTATCCGTTTAGTGGATGTAGACAAATCCGAGAGAAGAGTACTTGCCACTGACAGCACATGGATGGACTTCGATACGCTCGCAAGAATAGTCTCAGAACTTAACGATGAGCTTGAAGGTTAAATTAGCGTTAAAAAAGGCAAAGTGTATGGTTTATGCTTATAAAATGCGTAACTTTGCCACTAATAAACCAATTTTAGAATTATGGAAGAAATACATTTAAAGACAAGAGACTGGGAGAGTTTATTGAACTATACCCAGCAGCAGAAGTACAAGCTCGCTATCAAGCAGGGTTGGTTTGCCAATTATCACAGCAATGAATGGAGACACAACACCTTCTATGGAGCTTATATATGGAAGTACCCGAAGTTCATCAAGGTCGTAAGGATGTTCGAAGAGATGCTCGGACATAAGCCATTATGGGAAGACGTCACTGACGACAACCTCCGTGATCTCTTTGAGAAAATCAAGGAGCACTATGCTCCGAACTCAGCAAAGACCGTATGCGCGACAATTAAGGCGGTAATACGTGAGAATGATGCCACAAGGGAGATTAACAGCCCGACGTTCGGTAAGATACTCAGAACGAAGGCTGTGCCTGTTCAGTCTGTCTATCTCACGGATGAGGAGATAAATAGAATCATCAATTACAGCCCAAAGGGACAGACGAAGAGATATGTTCAGCGCATGTTCCTCATGGAATGCCTCTGCGGAGCACGCTATAGTGATTGCCAGAGGATAACTACTGAAAACATTGATGATTCTGGACACTTTCTTGTGTATGTAGCACAGAAGACCAAGACAGAGGTAAGAGTTCCACTTCACAGGAAGCTCCGTCCGTTCCTGGTATGCGGCACCGGTGTTGAGCCTCTTCCTGGAGAAATCAGCGAGATGACCTTCAACCGAACCCTTCGTGATATCTGTCATGAATGCGGAATAGATACGAACACGAAGGTATTCAAGGCGGGAAAGGAAGAGACTGGAAAGAAGTATCGCTTCATCTCTTCACACACCGGAAGGCGTTCGTTCGCAACGAATCTCTCAAAGAAGGGTGTTCCCCTCGAACAGATTGCCGTCATGATGGGTCACACCAGCAATGGCAAGCCCAATATACAGATGACCCAGAGATACATTGTCGGAAAGACGGAAATCGATAGCAACACACTTAAGCTCTTCGGAGTCTATGATAACGACGACGAGCCTGATGAGGATTAAGCCAAACTGGAGGTGGCTAATAACCATCTCCTGCTATTGTTCAACCAAAAAAAATAACGAATATGGTAGAAAATTATACAAAAGAGGAGTTTCATAGACTCGTCACTGAGTGCCGTAAGAAGTACGAAAAACTCTCGAAAGAGACTGTAATGAAGGCTCTGACAGGCGAAATCGGAACAAATTCAGAAATGATAGAAGAACTGGAAATACTCGATATCCATTATCATGACGAAATCAAAGAATTCGACATTTCAGCTCCAGGCTTGAATCGTCAGCTCATTGAAAATTTCAAACAGGCAGAAAAAGATGGCAAGAATGTCATTTTTGAAGCACAGGAATATCTACAGATTCTCGGTATGACCGAGAAGATATTCGACCAGAAGCTGTGGGTAAACGAAGATGGCCATCCTTGCGATGAAAACGGAAACAGACTTTCCGCAGACGGAAAACATAGCGTGTTTGAAGTTATTAAATGTGGAAAATGATTTTTTAACATAACTAAATTGTGTCCTCTCTTGCCCGTGAGGGTAGGGGAGGATTTTATACCAAAAACAGATATAATAATCTGACTATTATTAACCAACAGATTAGAAATTATGAAGAAAATGATGAATGAAGATTTGCCTTACGAGCAGCAAATGAAACCAATCTTGGAGAAGTATGACAAGTTGGTGGAGGAGAACCTTGCTCTCAAAGAAAAAGCAAACGAGCTTGAGCGATACAAGGCCTACGCCAGAACGCCAGGCGAAGTGAAAGGCCTCGTTGGTCGCATTGAAAAGCAAAAGGAGGCTATCGACTGGTCTATTGCTCAGATAAACGAGTATCTTAGGAGTCTCGGAGTAGACGCAAGGTACAAAACGTTGAAATCAGCAGTCAATGCTATCACGAAGATCTAAGCCCCGATTAGCCAAACCAAGGAGCTTCGGCTCCTGCAATTAATAACCAAGCCCTACGCAACACGGTTAAGCGGAAAACATGAAAGAGTTTAATAGTGAAGTAATTTTCGAGGTAGATGGCTTGAAGATTTCAAGCAAAATGAAAAAAGCTATCGAGAAGTTAGAAAAGAAATACGGAAAGTTAAATAAGCGTTTCTTTATAGAAAGAGACGAAAGAGTAAGAGTAGGCAACGGATTCTATGATGGTTGTCAGCTTACAGACGATATTATCAAAAGTAGAAATATAGTTGTTGCTCACGATGGCACAATTTCTTAATAAAAAATCATTCAGCCCTCGCTATCACGGTCAAAGCAATCTTATGATAACAACTAATATCAAATTCAACCGGGTTGTTGCAAAGGAAAATTTCAACAACAACAGTATCGAAGAACTGAAGAACGCTATTGAGAGAGGCATCCTTAGCGAAACAGGTCTGATTGTCGCAAGTGACATGAAAAAGGCAAAAGAAATATTGAACCCCAATGGTAGTCTTGAGATACAGAAGACCGTTGCAGGAGAAGCTATTGCCTTCCTCGCTGATGAGACAGCAGTGTCGGTAAGACTTATCCAATACAACCCTCATGGTCTTTTAAAATTCGTCTACACGATAAAAGCAACGGAAATCTGATGTAAAACAACCCTTTAGCCCTCGACAGCACGGTTAAGTCATAAGATATGGAGACAATGTTAGAAGAAGAGTTGATTAAGATAGGTTGTCGTTATAGTGACAACGAGGACGGCTCTTATAATGTCGAGTATAACGGATATGCCGTGACTGTTTCAGAAGACGAAGAAGACTGGTGCCTTAATTATATTAAAACACCAGAAGGAAATATTCTTCCATATTCCGAAGAGGAGTATGATGAAAACTTCCTTATGGGAGCTGACACAGGAACATCTTATTACCCTAAAAATGATTATACCTTAGAGTCGGCTCTTGAAAACCTGATAAGCAAATCGGATAAATAATAACCCATTCAGCCCTCGACATCACGGTGAAGTCATTTCTATGAAGAAGATTTTATTTCTATTGATGTTTGTCTTGGCGGCAGCATCATCCATTGCGCAGGAAAAGTATCCTTATTACTGCACGATCAACGGTTCTTATAATCTCGCAATGAAGATAAGAATTGAGTTAGAATGGGGAGAGAGTAAGGATAAGAGGTATCTGCGCGACGAGAAGGGAAAGAAGATTGAGTTCAACAATCTCATCGACATATTGAACTATATGTCAAAGAGAGGTTGGGAATTTGTCACGATTGCTGAGTACGACAAGTGCATCCACTTCGTTATCCGAAAGATGGTATCTTCTCCGGAGGAGGCAAAGCAAGGACTCCGCTTCGATACAGACAAATAGCAATACAATTAGCCGCTTATCCACTTGCAGATAGGCGGCTATTTTACAAAAACTCACCACGAAAAACATAAAAAATCTAACTTTTTATTAAAAACGGCTAATTGTAAATATTCTGTACTTTAACGAATATTATGAAATGCCATTTTTTCTTCATCCGAAACGCTTCGTAAGGATGGTACTTACGAAAGTTTTGTCACTACTTTTTACTTTAATGAGTGCAATTTTTGCGCAAATCGGACATTTGGATGGTAAGAATAATCGTCGTATCTTTGCATCAGCTTATCAGAAATCGCTCGCTGATAAAATGAATATGCTTTATCTTAGTGGCTTTTGCCACTCCATGATATACCCTATCCAATACTCGGAGAGCGACTGAGTAGAGGATAGGGTAAATTCTTTTATCCTATTCCTCGAAGTCAAGGTGGAAGAGACGGCTAAATACACCACGCACACCAAGACTTTAAATGCAAGTGGGACTCATGGCAAAAGTGCAGGGTTTAATCGCAGAAGGCACGAGAAGGGTGGATGCTACAATCCGAAAGCTGCGACGCTGAAGCACGTGTAGTTCGTGCAGAGGTCGAATGAAGGGTCAATATACTGGGTCCATGCCATTCGAGGAATCCCACACCTACAAGTTTTTCTTGTGGGTAAGGGGGATTCTCTCAATCAGCTATCTGCAACCTGTTCCATATTCTTTAAATAATGTAAGTATAAATTTAAATAAAATATTATATCATGGATAAAGATAAAGAAAATAATATTATTATACCCACGCGCGAGGAGTTTGAGGACTTCTGCTCACTGAAGCTTGGGTATAATGACAGAGAGTTCACATCAGAATTGTGGAAAACCTGCCAAAAAGTTGGTTGGAGGAAGAAAAACGGCGACCCTCCAAAGAGCTGGCAGACACTGGTTATATGCTATAATGGCATCGTGCTTCCAAAATTCGGTCGCAAGCCATACAAACGAGCATCAGTATCAGAAAAAAGCGGAGAAGAAGAGGAGTTTCCGGATAACGGAATGCACTATATCGCCTATACTGACGGTAGCTGTGATAACAACTCGGCCACAAAAGCAGGTGGATCTGCTTACGTCTTAATCAAGGATGGAGAAGTTGTTAGAGTCAAGAATCACAGTCAGCTCAATACGACAAATAATCGCATGGAGCTGCTTGCTATAATTTCCGCAGTCAATGCTTGCCCAGACGGCGCTTGTATCGATGTTTACACTGATAGTAAATATAGCATACTGACTATAGAGAAGTCATACAAGCCTGATATAAATGGTGACCTGTGGGAACTATACCAAAAGCATTCTCGACACGTTGCTGGAGTTCGCTTGCATTGGGTTAAAGGCCACAACGGCGACCATTATAACGAGATGGCAGACGAAATGGCGTACGGAGCGTATTGCGAGATTTGCGACAAATATGGAATAAAGAAAAGTAATAGACACTAATCTTCTATCTTGTATTTCCTATGGGTATAGAGGTGTTGTATATATTAAAATATAAAAATAGAAGCAATGAAGAAAATTAAATGGAAAATCGCCGCATTCGTGGCGTGGGTTGTAATAACCCTCATGGTCGTAGATGTCGGGCTCAGGGGAGTGAGCAAGGCAGACACGACAACGAACATCGTAAGCGTAGCCATCCTCCTGATATGGCTTCTCGTTTCCATCGCAACAGATTGTTTAACATTCAAAAATAGAAAAGATGAAAAAGATTAAATTCGTGTTCATGTTTTCGCTGATTCTTTCAGCGCTGTGTTTAACTTCTTGCGAGCGTATCGACGCAGGTTCTGAGGGTATCCTGGTGAACCTCTATGGCACCGACAAGGGTGTTGATGACGTTAGCCTCGTTACCGGCCGCGTGTGGTACAATCCATTCACTGAGGAGGTCTATGAGTATCCGACGTTTGTTCAGACTATCGACTACCCTGCGTTCACCATCAACGCCAAGGATGGCTCTGAATTTACCGTAGATCCTACCGTGTCACTGAAGATGGTTGACGGTAATGCTCCGAGAGTATTCAAGAAGTACCGCAAGGAACTGAAGGATATCGTGAACGGAACTTTGTTCAACTATGTCAAGGATGCGTTCCGTATTCAGCTCAACAAGTACACAACTGATCAGATTGTCAGCAACAGGGACCTGGTTGAACGTGCCATCGAGACGCAGCTTAGTAATGCTCTTGCTAAGGAGCATTTTCATCTTGAGCAGCTGACTTCCGGCTTAAAGTATCCGAGTTCCATCGTGGAGGCCGTCAATCAGAAAAACAAGGCTATCCAGGAGGCACAGAGAGCACTCAACGAGGTTGCGGTCAAGAAGGCAGAGGCAGAAAAGATGCTCGTACAGGCACGTGCAGAACGCGAGGCTAACGAACTCAAGACAGCCTCTCTTACTCCTGCTATCTTAAAAAAGATGTGGATTGAGAAATGGAATGGCAAGCTTCCGGTTTACGGGAACGTTCCTCAGATGATGATGACAACCAAGTAAATCTCAGCATCCCCACGCCATTTTACTGATGACGTGGGGATTTTCTATGCTAACCGTTCAGATAGTCGATGACTTTTCGGTTCGCCTCGTCTATCTTCTTGTCGTCGAACTGAATATAGAGGTCAGTGGTTGATGAATCCCACTCGCTGTGTCCTAGAGCCTTGCCGATGACCTCCTTCGGAATGTCGATGCTCGCAGCTATGGTGGCCCAGCTTCTTCTGGCCGTGTACCACACAATATCCTTATGAAGCGGCTTGATATCCTTCTTGATCAAGGCTCCACGCTTATTCTTCTTCATCTCTGTCGGTCCTATGCGCTTTAGGTAATCTCCAAGCGTTCTGCGGAAGCTTGATTCCTTCGTTCCGTCATCCAAGATGCTCAGAAGGTGTTTCTTTCCTTTATACTTGCTGATTATTTCCATCGCCTCCGGCTCAACCTTGATGTCGTAGAGCCTACCGGTCTTGTTGCGCTTGTACTTGATGCGACCTCTTTTGATGCATCCGGCAGGAAGTTCGAGCAGGTCGGACAGGTTGATGCCAATCAGATAGAATCCTAACATAAACAGGTCACGATACTTCTCCATAAACGGCTCAACCGGAAAATCACGATACTCTCTCATCTCCTCTACGCTCAGATACAGGTACTGCTGCCGCTCTGTCTTGATGGAGAACTTTCGGAAAGGGTATTTGGTCGTAATTTCGTTGTCTATAGCCCAGTTGAACATCGTACGTATGTTTCTGAGGTCGAGGGCAATTCCTCCGCTCATACGGCCTTTCAGAAGCTCATGTGCCCGGAATCTCTCGAGCCAGTCTCTGTCAATGTTATCGAAGTTTGCGTGTTTGTCAAAATCTTCAATCCTCTTCCTTGTTCTGAAAAATATTCCCTTTGTGCCATCATTAGCCTTGGTCATAACGAACTTATCTATGTAGAAGAGGATGTTCTTCTCTACAGATGCAGACCTTCCGTTAATGATGGCCTTTACTTCGTCCCTCATTCTTTCCATCGGAAGTTCTGCATTCATGTAGATATATTCTTCCACGGTCGAATACAGCCTTGCTAACATGGCAGTCTTGACTCTTGCGTTCGGTACACCTTTCGGGAAAACCATACCACTGAATTTCACGGTACTTGTCAGTCCGGTGTAAACCTGGAATCTCTTTCCGTTGTAACTGATTATGAAGAAAACCTTCAATGACTTTCCTTCAACGTATGTCTTGATACTATTCATACTTACTCACAGATTTAATTCACAATTTTACTCACAACTCAATTTTACTCACATATTACTCACAAAACTATCCATATTGTCGTACATTATGCGCGATTTTGTACCTATTTTGTGGGTGAAAATGATGATTTTTTGAGTATATTTTAATGGTGAAAAATGATGTAAGTGATTGATTATCAGCATTAGAGCGGGATACGGGAGTCGAACCCGCCTCGCAGGCTTGGGAAGCCCGTGCACTACCGATGTGCTAATCCCGCACAAATAGTGCTGAAAAGAGCCACGAGCGGGACTCGAACCCGCGACCCACGCATTACGAATGCGTTGCTCTACCAACTGAGCCATCATGGC